TGTTATTTCCTGTGCCGCCCCCAATGTAGAAACTCTACCTAATAATCTATCCGCAGTAACATCTTGAATTTTTGCATATGTTATTTGTGAATCACCTATATTGTTTGTCACCAAAGTTCCGAAAGCTAAGTTTCCACTTCCGCTTCTTCTTAGAACACTATCAGACCCTGCTGCAAGTTCAGCATAATCCCCAACACCTGTATCAGCTTTGGCTATAATAGTAAATCCAGCTGCAGGTTGTTGGAATTTAGCATAGGTAATGGCATTGTTCTCCATTTTAGCGGTTGAAACAACATTATTACTCAAATTAGTTGTACCTATCAAACCAAATTCCAAATCACTGCTGTTTAGTCTTCTTAATACTCCACTTGTATTAGCTGCAGTTAACTCTGCCAAGTCTCCAGTACCAGTTCCAGCTTTAGCTAAGATTGAAAATCCTGCGACCTGAGTTAGGTTTGCAAAAGGCAAGTCTCCTGTTATGTCAGTTGCTAAATCAATTTGTCCTCTTACTATATCTTGTCCAGATAATGTTATGTAATCTGGAGTTCCCGATAGAGTTACAGCACTATGTAAATCAGAAGTTAACGCAACAGTTCCAGTAGTATTTGGAAAGGTAAAAGTCTTATCTGTAGTAGCAACAGAAGAAAAATCCAAGATTCCATCTATACCTGCTGAACCTAAAAAATTATACTTAAATGTATCACCCTGTCTAAAATCAAAAGTTGCTCCTAATGCTGTTGAAGCCAGTAATATATTCTGTCCAAAAATATTTACAGTGCCAGTAGTAGTAGTCTTTCCTAAAGTAAGAGTTTGTCCTGTCGACTGTCTGACATCCACGTCACCACTAGGAAATACTGTAACAAAAGCATCTGCTATCCCTTTACCAATAGACGCTTCAGCACTATCTACATACACCCAGGGATTAGCGAAAGTGGAGTCTCCCAAAGTTACATAAGAGGAGCCATCTGTGTCGCTATTAGACATTCCCCCAAATGCTCCAGCGTTATTATATTGAAGTTGAGTATTTGAACCGCCTGGAGTTCCACTACCAGTTGCAGCAGACCACTCAGGAATTCCACCAGCAGAAACAGATAAAACCTGGTTTTCGATTCCAATACCTAAATTAGTTAAATCATTTCCATCGTAATAGAGTATGTCTCCTGTAACATAAGAAAGACCAGCTAAATTCTGAATAAACTCTAACTCTGGTATAGTTAGTTCACTTAGTCCACCAATTCCAGGATTACTTATCTCAAATGGAAATGTCATATATTTAGTTTAATGTTAGGATAATGAACTTTATATATCTTCTCCAATCGACCTGCAATAACTCGTACGTTTCTTTCTCTGTTTTTTAATTCATGTTCCTTCTGTTCGTAACTATGAATTATACTTAGAAAGTTTTGTTTTTGATTTTCTAAATCTTCTTTCTGCTTTTTGAGATTAACTTTTTCTTTCTCTATATAAATGATTACAGATTTTCTTTTATTTTCTAAATCAGATATTTCAGATAATATAGACCTTTTTACAGTGTCGTTATGAGACAAATCATTACTTATCGAGTCGAGAACTTTTTGATATTTATGAGTTGCCTCCTTGGATAAATCTTCTTTATTTTCAATTAACTCTTGGTAATTGTCTATAATTTCTAGGAGTTCTCTAACACGATTACTTAAAGAATCTATTTTATAATCTAAAGAGTCTACAATTCGATTACCTTCTTCTACAACAAGGGATATATTATCCTCTAAATTTTTAATATCGAACTCTCTTGATTTTAGAATATCCTCTTTCTCTAAAAGGCGAATATTGAGAAGACTAATAGCAGAATTACCTTCCTCTATTTCTTGAATTATTTTACTATTAACCTCCTCTAATTCGTCTCGTTTCGATAACTCTCTTTCCAAACTATCATTGGCTTCCTTAATTTGATTGAGAATTGAATCGTGTTGAGCTTTATAGTTGTCAAGTTTTACTTTTTGTTCAAACTTGCTAGCCATATTATTGTCCTGAGAGAGTCCCCTCTACATAAACATTACCTTTAGCAGCAACGACACCAGTCTCCTTAAATGATATTCTCATGAAGTCGTAAGCTATATCGAGTATGATGTTTATTGTGGCGGCAGCAGCGTTTGCACCAACGAAAGTCCATTCTCTAGCTGTTAAAGTAGATTGTGTAGCAGTAGTATCTATAGAAAGTCTATACCAGTTAGTTCTATCAGGAGAACTTTCGACTTTCATTTCTATGGAGTTAGCTGTCTCTGCGGCACCCATATTATAGAGTATATCTAGAGATAACTTAGAAAAACCCCCAGTTTCAAAAGACCTAGTAGGCTCAGCAGGACTTTCAGTTTCAGAATATGTAGATTCAAGTTCTACTCCTGTTCTGGTTGTACCAGATTTTGTTCCCACAAGAACATCTATTCTTTGTGATGGATAAGATAGTCCCATATTATTTTAGAGCCTTAATAAGCTCTGCTTTATTTTGATAATCTAATGTATTTAATCCTTTCTCTTTAGCTATAATATCTAATTCAGCTCTTGTCAAACCAGAATAATCTTGTTCAGGAGTCTCGATAATTTCTTTGATAATTTTTTCTGGTTCTGAATCTACTGGAACTTCTTGTAAGAAACCATGCAGCTTTCTCCATCTCTTTGAGATTGATTCTGTTATAGTTCTTGAAGTTTCACCAGCTAGTACGATATATTTGGTTCCATCTAACATAACTTGAGAGTCAGAGTTTGATGGATTGTATAGTTTAATCATAATTTTATTTATTACCCCTGACCTCATCTGGATTCCCATAAGGAACCCAGTGAAGCCAGGAAGATTGATTAGGCTACATCAACAACAGGCCATAGTTTACCAGAAGCGGCAATAGTACCAGTGTAATAGTTCTCGAAATGTGCGAAATCGAGAGTAGCAGTATCAAGTAACTCTGCAGTCGTATCGAGTGATGTAACTAGATTGTAAGCAACCACACCAGTTGAAGTTATTGAACTACCAGTCATAAAGATACCCACAGTATTTCCAGTAGAACCAAGTATGATAGCAGTATTCCGAAGAATCTGTGCTCCTAAGCATACATTAGAACCCATAGTTATAAACTGTGCGGCATTACCAGTTGCGGCTGTATCAACAAAGTTATCTGTAACAAGGAGGCGGTCAAGGTTTCCAAGAATAGAGATAAATGCCTTTGCTGAAGCATCTTTGTTAATCCAACTATTACCGACTACGGCAAGACCATCAGCAGCATTGTTAGTCGCACCAGTAACTACAATGTTGAAGTAGTTAAGGTTAGTGCCAGAATCTGCGAAACTGTTGTTTTCAAGACGAAAGTCTTTTGCAGCATCCAGTGTAAAGGCAGCAGCCACATCTGCGAAATTCGCAATCCAATGACAATTCGCCCATAAACAATCAGCAGCACTAACAGTAACAGTTGCGTCTGCAGCTCCAAACGTAAACGTAGGACGCTTTAGACCACTACCTAGACCGACAATTGAAACACCAGCTACATCAAGAGCAATACTCGTTGCTGTAACTGTTTCTGTGTGTCCAGGCATAATAATAATAACATCTCCATTGTTTGCTGTACAAGCACCGATTGCAAAGTCTACAGTTGCGAATGGAAAGTTTGAGTCTTTTCCAGTATTCCCATCAGAACCAGTAACGGAACTAACATAGAACACATTTCCAGTGGTAAATAATTCCCCAGCACCAATTATGTGTTGAGATTTCATATTTACAATTCCACCAGGAAGACTGAGTTTTGTAACGCTCATAATTTTTGTAAATTATTTTTAATAAATTCCCTATTATTAAGTATATCTTTGTTTCGGATGTGTATAGGGACATATCCTAACTCTATAATACAGAGATTTTTCTTTTCGTCCTGGTCATGTCCATCTATCTCAATGGCATACCTACCAACTAAGAAATCAATCTCAAGATTATCTATTTTCCACCTATGACGGAAAGATATATGAAGTTCTTTAAGAATCTCATAAACTATCCTTTCCGCTCTGGTAGAATTTTTTGTAAGAACATTATACCTCATTACTCTTTTATATTCACCTCGGAGGATAGAGATAAATTTGATTGAGGCTGGCATTTATTCTCCGCCAGCAAGAGTCAGATTAAGAACTATAAGATGCAAGGTCGCCCTTACTTCCCCACTTCCTTCTCCAATCTTTAACGTAGTTTGCCCATCGAGCATCTACAGTAAAGGTTGCAGTTTTAGAAAGTATATCTACATCTGTTTCGAGATTAGAAGCCTGACGTACTTCATGGTATTGTTTATCGAATCCTGGAACTACCAAGAACCAAGCTGTATCCGAACCAGAGTTCGATGCAGCAAGGAAGGTAGAAGTTACCATGTCGATAGTACCTTTCCATACGTTAATAGCATTGTTCCCGTTTTCAGGGTCGAGAATTGACTCAGTTTCCTCTCTGCCTTCTCTTTCGAGAGCTGGAGGAAGAACGAGACGTGGTTTACCCATCAACGCCAAAGGAAGTCCATCATCGTCTTGTTGTTCAACAAGAGCAATTTTGGCTACCTCAAGATTATCATGTCCAAACTTAATACCAGTCGAAGACGCATTTGATTGCGTGCTTCCACCAGGTACAGTTGTTGGATGAATAGTTGAATAAGTTGGAACTGCGTCACCGTAAAAAGTCATTTCGTACCCGTTAACAAGAGTCGTAGTCGCAAATCCACCGTTAAATAACTGCATACCAGCTTCATCTTGCGAGAAGTTGGCGGAAATCGAAAGGTCTTTCATCTCATCTAATTGAGCAGCGAAATCCCTGTCTTGAATATTTTCCTTAGTTACTTGAACAGCGTTTGTATACTTTGTGTATACAACCTTGGTTGTGTACAACTTGTTTCTACCAGAAATGTGAGCATCGTCACCTTCTGCAGTTTTTACAAGTCTACCCAAACCAGTTTTGCCAGTAAAGTTACGTTCAGCACCTTCACCAGTAGTAACGGTAAGAATATTACCGATACCAGGAGTGTAGAGTTCCTGACCGAGGTCAAAAACTTCAGCAATCTCCAAACCAACTCCAGCTATAAGGTCTGTCCAATTTCCTCGTGATTCTATAGCCATATTGTTTTAGATTATGAACCAAGCGGGCCAAAAACTTGACTTTCAAAGATACTTACTCTAGCTTTAGTTGAGTCTTCAGGAGAAGGCCCCCAGTTAAAGTATTGAGCTTGTGTAACAGCAGCAGTATCTTCATCGAGAGTATTTTCATCAATCAAATCGATGTAAGTACCAGCGATGTCAGACTGTGGGTCTGTTCCTATTGCTGCATCTAACTCGGCATCATAAATGGACATTTTTGAAATGTCACATTTACCCTTGTTTTTAGCAACAGTCTCGTTTGTGCTTGGAGCTGTGAATGTACCAACATAACTACCACTAGCGGCACCAGAAGCACCAGAAGTCTCAACACCTACATCTTCATTTCTGACGTGTGCCATTAAATGCCCGAAAACATCTTCCGTAGCAACTCCTAAAATAAGAGCTTCTGTGGCAGATGTAACATCAAGATTTAACGAATCCAATAGAGTTGACACTGTACTATTTCCTAGTACTTTAGTCATCAACACTGGAGCACCATGTGGTGTAAGGCTTCCTACTAATTTAAAAGCCATATTGTGTTAGTTAGTTAATTTTTTAATAATTACTCTGGTTGGTATTGAAGAATAGTTCTAATATAATCAGGACGCTTCTCTTTTACTTTTAGGTATCTTTCCAGACTCCAACCGTTAGATTTAAGAAGACTTTTCTCCTTAGAACTTAGATTAGGTAGGTCATCTACCCTCGGAGCCGCACCACCAGAATTGGGTGTAGCCGCATAAGGATTGTTATTAGTTGGAGCATTATCCTTCTTCCCTCTGTTCATAAACTCATAGACTTCTTCAAGTCTTTTATTGAATTCATTCTCAGAAGTAAGACCTTCGAGATTAAACTTTGATAGCTCTCGTTCAAATAATTTGAACTTAATACCACCAGCGTCATTAGAGTTTTCAAATTCGGAATGTTTAGATTTGAATGAGTCGACTGAATTTTGGAAAGCCTTCTTTGCGTTTTCTTTTTCACGCACAGAAAGAACTTCCTTTACTGTCTTCTCAACATCACCCTCTTCCTCCTTATTTAGTAACTCTAACTTCTCTTTTAACTCTGCCCTTTCCTTTCTAACAGACTGAAGTTCACCTACTGTGTTGGCCTTATCTTGTTCAAGATTGGCTATCTTTTCGATTAACTCCTGTCTCTCCTTTTCGAGTGCTAATTTCTCTTCGTTTGTTTTTTCTTCCATAACATCTAGTACCAAACTCCCTTTTTAATATTCACCCTTATTAACGTGGGCGAGTCCACGGAGGGTTGAGTCCCTCAAAGTTTGTTTAGATTATTATTTTACTAATTATATCACATTAAGATAAATAAAGCAACTATTCACCATATCTTAATCCAGTTATTTTGGTTTCAACAGCATCCTGTTTCTTACCAGTCAACCTAGACCTTAGATAAATTGCCCTAGCGAATAATCCCTTTATCAAATCTCTTTGTTTATCATTTTCTGCTGAAAAGTATCTTCTTACATCATAAGCAGACATAGCTCTCAAATATTCAGCAAATCCACTAATTCCTTTTACATCATTAAACATTTTTGTCTCTTCTTTTTCATTGTGTACAAAATCTGTCAAATCTCCCAATGTATCTAAATACATTGAAGATAATTCATATTCAGTAAAAGGTTTCTTAGTTAAATCTCTTACTTCTTTTAGTTTGTAGTATCCTAATTTATTGAAAATTTTATCAATCATAGTTTATCCAAGCATTTGGTTTTGTAAAGCAGCTTGTCCTCCCATCATATCACCGCCTTGCATACCTCTTACCATATTATTTGCCCCATTTAAACTTGGTTCAGTTCCTTGCTGTTTAGGTTCTGGTTGAGGTTGGATTATGTCCTGTAATATTATCTTAGATGGGTCATCTCCAAGTTTCTCTGCGGTCTGAACAGCCAACTCATTCATATCTATAATCTGTGGGAAGTAAGTTACATAAGTCGCTACTTTCTCAAGTTGTAGGGCTTTCTCAATCTCTTTGCTTGAACTAGATTTTATATTCATAACTAACTCAACATCAAATTTAAAATCTCTTAGATACCTGGGTGGAAAAGCTAATATCTCAACCTTTTTACCTGAATTAACCTCAGCGATTTTAGAACGTGCTTGTAGTTCAGCTTTTTGTGGTAATTTTGCTGCATCTTTGTATATCTCAATTATCTTGGTTCCTCTTTTGCCACCAGATAATACTGCGTTATCAATTTCAAAAACATTAAATATATCTTTAGATTCTTTTGCTGCATCAGCTCCGAATAACTGAATATGTATAGGATTATCCTCATCCATAGCGAACTGTAAAATATTAGCAGCTTTTAAGGTTGCTTTTCTTTTCAACCCATAGTTAATCATTCTAGCAAAGAGTTGCAACATCGTAGCAACACCCTCTGCGGCAACATTTATCTCTCTAGCAGTAGTCCTCTCTCCAACACCAGCTATACCCTGAGACACTTGGTCGACAGAGGCTTCTTCCATTATATTCTTAGTATATTCAAGAATGAATTGGTGCCATCCAGATGGGGTTCCTAAATCCAACTTCATAAAAGCCTGATTTATAGGCAGACCCTGAGTATCGACAGGAGTTCTTCGTCCTGGTCTTAGATAATCATCCTCGATAGAGTCAAATCCGTTTGTGAGTAACGGAGGAAATATCGTCAAGAACGACTGGTCAAGAAGCATATTTGTCAAGACATTCAAAATATCTTGCAACATCTTTAACCTATCAGGTAAAGACTTACCGTAAAACCAATCTCCAAAAAAGTCAAATTTAACCTCCCAAAAAGGAAGTTCTTTATGATTCCAAGGAAGTGGAGAAATATCTTCTTTTTTACCATCCTCCGAATCAAGCATTATCGGATTTAACCATACACCATTTGCTATAAGTATATACTGGTCATTCTTTTGGTCATAAAACCTAACAAGTTCTACTTGACCTTCTTTTATATCATTACTTATGTAATCAGAATAAAAAGGTCTATCCTCCTCATCGGAGAATGTTCTCTTAGGTTGAACGAGTTTTGATTTCTCAAACATACCCCAATTTTGAAGAAAGTTTGTATAAGGCATAACATTCCTCCAAAAACAATAAGGCATATCCTTAATCTTTCGTATTGAAACAGAGGAAGGATAAAAATCCTCTAATGGCACAATAGAGCCAAATAATTTAGTAATCTTATCCTTCTCTTCTTTTATAGTTATATTATCATTTTTCCCACTGACATTCCTTCTAGTCTTCTCGTCATAAGAAACACCCTCATATCCAACAGCTGTACCCTTAACGATTGCCTCAAGTAAGAAGTGAGTCATAAACTCTTCGTAATCATCAAGCTCTTCTACATACTCATATAGATTAGATAGGATGATTCCTTTTCTTGTATCTTCTTCTCCTCTACCTTTGAACTGTGCAATAGGCAAAATAGCCATTACCTTTCCAAGTATGGCTAAAACTTTATTCCTAGTAAACTGTGTAGATACACCAGCTTGCCAAGATTCTATATTATCCCTCTCGTCTATATTTGTAAAAAATCTTCTTACAGAATCTTCGATATATTCTATTATATTTAAACCATCAAAAAATTCAAAGTTTTGATTTCTAGCATCCCTAGTCTCACGAAAAAGATTAACAGTATCGCTAATAACCTGTTTTTCTTTATCAGACTGTTGAGAGATTGTGAAGTCTTGATTTCTTTGCTGCTCTAAGGCAACAACCTTATCTTTTGAGTCACTCATGTCAGAATATTATATCACAATTAACAAATAATTGCAAATCATTTTATAACGACTTGCTTGTAAGCGTTAGTAGAAGTCTTATTAAACTCTGCGTCATGCTTCAATAAATAGAATCTAGTTTTGATAACATCCAAAGAATCCCAGTATCCTTCTCTAAAATTCTTAACATTTTGGATAACGTCAGCATTATCCTCAAACTCCTCATAGTAACTCTTATTTTGCAACCTAGGATTGTAAACCTCGACGTCGTAACCCCGAACTGGCATATCTTTGGATACTTCGTGGATATATGCGGACTTCCAATATATCCTATAAAATCCGTATTTCACCTTTACAAGTCGAAAATGCGGACTTATCCTCTTTAAATCCTTAGCAAATCTTCTAAAGTAGTGACTACCTTCAATCATTTTAGTAACCTATTACTCTCCTACGCCCACTCCTATCATACGGAGAAGTTTTAAATTTATCAAATGGCTTCATACTTCTTTCAGTAAATTCTGATATACCTAAACATAGATATTCAAAAGCTGAACGAAAGTGACTCGCCCAGTTGTGGTCAGGTTTATCCGTCTTCACATCCTCATTACCTTCTCTGCGAACCTTCTTATAAACAGAATTAAGTATACACATAGAAAAATATTCTGTTCGAGAATTCTTATTTAGTTCTATACCTGATAAGATTATTGACTTAGCAGCACGTCTTCTATTCTGAAAGACATTCCAACTATTATTATAATTTATTATTATACCATATTGTCGTAGTGTTGACAAGACTGTAGCATCCACAACCTGATTGCGGAATCTACCTGCGGGGTCGCCAAAATGTATCCCCTTCTTCCATCCATGATGGTATATAATGACCTCCAAATCTTCTTTAGAATAATGATTGTCTGATGAAACAACTCCCGTAACAAAAGGAACAAAGAAATCTATATTCTTACCAGTCTTTGTATAAGTATCGATAATCCTTAACTTACCCTTATAGGGTTGTGACCATATAATCGTAGTTGGGTCTTCCCTACCAAAGTCCCACCCCACATAAAGTGGAAGTCCAGGATTATATTCAAAGAAACCAGTCTCCACGTTTGTTTCATCCCATTCGGGATAAACTCTTCTTTCTTGAGATTTTTGATATGAAATATCTAATTCTTGTGCAATTTCCTCAACAGACCTACGGCTCTTTTGAAATAAGTACCACTGTTCATCTTTCAAAGGATGGCGTGACCAATGAAGAGTCATAACATCAATACCCGAATTTCTCAACTGTGCATAGAAATTAAAACCTTTTGGAGTCGAGTTAGCTAAACGGCATCTTGTTGTATCTCCTGAAGAAGCCCACGCATCCTTAGCATAATCCCAAGAACCCAACTCATCAAAGAAGATTGCTGTCTTTCTTGAACCTCTACCAAAGTTAGCGTTCATAGTATCTCCTGAAATGAGGTTCTTATTGACAGGATTGATTAGACGTAGTTTAGTTCTGTGTTTATCGTGATTATAACCTCTAGGAAGAATCCAGTTGGGAAGATTAGACAAAGCATAATCTAACTTACCAAAGATACTGTCATCAGTTTTATCATCAACCAATGCCTCCTTATAAGAACCCACAAGAAGATTAGTTCCGTCCCTGAACAACCAGTACCATAAAAATATCCATACAGTTAGCCAAGTAACTCCCATATCACGAGATTTCTCTACTAAACCGTCCTTTCCCTCATCTATATGTTCGACAAACCACTTTATAGCTTCCTTCTGATAATCATATAGGATAAAAGGTAGATGGTAAGGAATCCTCCTAGGGTCAAATGTCCACCCAAAGTTCTCTATGAAAAAGATACACCCTTCTACGGGATTATCCTTCCTTTCACAAAGCTGCCAAGCTAGAATCTTAGCCTCGGCATTTCTATCCGTAGCGTCAGTTATCTTTAATCTTTCGAGAACACGAGAACTATAATCACTGGATTTGTGATATTCCTCGAAAATTTTTTCCTCTCGTTGATATTCCTCTAATTCATTCATAATCACTGTGGATGCGGGGAAAACGAATTCCCGTGCTCCTAAGAGTCTATCTTCGCACCCACGCTAATTACGAATTATAAACTATTAAGTTCTACCTTTCTCCTCCATTGTCTTCTCACGGAACTTTAATAGGGCATTCTTAACATCATCTACACTCATGTTATCATCAATCTTAGCTTTAATCGCTATATTCTCAGTGGCCATTCCTTGTATAATCTGGGCTTTATCAAATAAGATACCAAATGTCTTAGCTAGGGTGGCAAGATTCTCATTCATCAACATCTTTGGATGTCGGTTCAAATAGTCCAACTTCTTATGAAGGACTATACCAGCCTTATTCCTGCCACCAATAACAATAGCCTCAGTATCTCCCTCCTCAATAAGAGCCTGTTCTCCCATATCAACAGGAGTCTTACTGGGAGTTTTAGACCTCTCAGCCATGACATTCTGCACTAGTTCCGCTGTATCTTGTGGAATTCCGAACTTATCTAGATTCTGTAGAACTTCTTGGTATATCCTATAAACAGCATTTTGAATTGACCTCTTGGTAGTGTATCTTTTGTCAAAGCCAAATTCCAGTCCGACTTCATAGGTGGATTTCGAGGCAAGTGCCTTAAATAATGAATTCTTTTGACTATCTGTCACAGAGGTATATGTACAAGTAGCTAACTGATACACACACCTCTAAGACATTAAGCCGTAAACAAGCTGTAAACAGGTTGTTGGTTAATAATCCTAGAGTTACGAAGAGTGAAAATATCACTCATCTAATAGTATAACATATTCTTCTTCAAAAATCAAGTCTTTAGCGTCATTTGTGAAAGAATGTAATACCTATATTATAAAAATATTATAAAATTTTGGGAGGGTATATAATAATAATTGTCCCCATATGGTCTCCCTACCCCCCTCCTCATCATTTCCTTGCCTATCTGTCAAGTATATTGCATAATAATTGACTTGTGCCTAGATATACAATTAAATACATCTGCTTAATTGTTTAGAGGGGTGAGGGGGTGGAAAGGTAGCTAGTTAGGACTAGTTAGTAGCTACTACTCAACAGCAAGCTCTATCCTATACAGTGGTTATATAGTCCTCGTTGTCTATCCTTTGTTGTCTTCTCTATACATAGATTGATATATAGTGGCGGGGCAATAATTGACCTCATACGCTATTACTTCTCTTTTTTGACCTCGTATAATGCTTGTAGAGGGATTTAAATAGCGGAGGCGGTGGTTTGATACCTTTATTTTTAACCTGTTAGGCGTGTTTGTTTGATGTATTGATAGGCGAGGTGTATTTATGGACAGTCCATCTTTACTATTATATACTTGTGTGTTATCGTGTTTTAGTATATCCTTATTTATAGCCATATATTGAAACTGTGGAAAACTTTTGTATTCTTTTCTTTACTTTTGATTTGTCGTCTGGTAATGTTTAGATGTTCTTTGATAATTGAATATAGACGGCATCAGATAGTTTGGCGGTAAAAAAATAAGCCGTTAAACAAAATAATGTTAAAAGTAAGCGATAAAGTTAGCGTAAAAGGTTGGAGTGGAATTGCCTTCAAAATAAAAAGTATAGAAGATAACGAGGTCATCGCAAGAATGGTTGGAGATGATAGAGAGCATATTATTGACTTAGATGATTGTCAATTACTAGCCGATAATGAATATTGTCCTGAATGTGGTCAGATAGGTTGCGGACATTACCAAAATGACTAAAAAAGATTTTGAGTTAATAGCAGGTACACTAAAAGATATACGGGATTTGCAACAAAAACCCGCATATATAGAATTGATTGACAATGTATCAGAATGTATTGCCAACGCATTACCGAGTTGCAATCCCCTCTTTAATAGAGAGAAGTTTCTAACAGCTTGCGGGGTGACAGAGAAGCATGAATGTGAATATTGCAGGGCTAACGGGAATTATCTTTGCAGTGCACATGACGGGTCAAAATACGAATAAAGAGCAATAGAGCCAAAGTAACAAGATTATTAGAGCCATATTGCCGTCTATATTGAGTTATTAAAGATTATTAGATAATTATATGATTAAAGTTTATTACAATAAATATATGAGAAATTATGGAAAGGACATTGTAAGACGGAGAAATTACGATTTTAACACTCGTTTATTGATAGGTTTTTTGTTTGTTATGTTTGTGGTCGGTATAATTATTAGCTTAAAAATGGGTTGGAATATAGAACTATGAAACTAGAAAATATAAAAGCCGACAAAGGCACGATTCGGGAACAGTTGTTAAAAGACGCAGATGGCGATGTTACATATATCAAAGATGTAGCCGAACACGGTTGCATTGGCGGAAATTGTAACGACTTAATATATACGGTTGATTGCGAGAATTTTTACACTGAACACGCTGACGAGATTGACGGAATACTAGAAATTTACGAGGAACAGGCAGGCGAGCCTTATAACATTGGCGAGAATATGAAAAGGTTGGGTCAATCTAACTTGCGGAACTTCCTTGCGTGGTTTGGTTATGAAGTAGAAGCACAAGAGATAATGCGAGAATTAGAGAATGATTAGTTGTTTATTATTAAAAACAAAACTATGAACAAAACGAATTTAACACTCGTTTAAGGTTGTTATTATCAATAAATTAAAAAAGGATTATGAATTACCCCAAAAGTGAGCAAACAATTATAAAACACAATTATTCTTACAAGGGGAGGAGATATATAAATGATATGGGTCGCCCTTGCGAATATAGAATTGAGGGAACGAATAAGATGGTTAAGTATTATAAAGGTCGGCTATTAGCAGAATATATAATTAGATAAATTATGAAAACATATAAAAAGGTCATTGATAAACCTAGAATTGAGATAAGTTACGATACATTTGCGGATAATCCACGCATAGACAACAACAATTTGGGACACTTTATCACTTGCGAAAAGGATTATAACAGTCCAGACGATAACGAGGATTTGAAAAGTTTGGTACAGAACGCAGGGGACGAGAGCAACAACATAGACGAGCATATGAAGATGATAAAAACGGAAATGGAAGCTAACGGATATGGAAAGGTGCTCGCTATCTATCCAGTCTATAAATACGAACACGGGGGAGTCTCTTATAAACGA